ATTTCTAAAAACTCAAAATCTTGGTCTAATTCAATATTAATTGTTTTATTGATACCAAGCTCAGTTCTTATTCTATATGATTGACCCATCTAATGTCTTTAATTAATAAATAGTTTATGTGGAATTTTTAAAATGTACCCACACAATTTAATTATAAGTTAAAGTGTTTATAAATAAACCAGTTAAGAGAAAGTAACTGATTGAAAGTTTTTAACTGAAACTTTAATATCTTTAGTTGGATATCTGATTTGATAAACCTGTGAAGGTTGAGCAAAAATTGTATCGTCAACCGTTGAAATAAGTTTTGTTTCAGCATCTGCATATGACATTGAAGTCTCCGCTGAAGAATACTGACCACCAACTTGGTTGAATATATCTAAACCAGCAACGGTTAAAACACCATTTGTATTTTGAATTAAACTCTTTATCTCAGATAGATAAACGTTTTGTCCTAATTCTCTTGTTTGTGGATTAAAGTATGCCGAAATCTTATCAATAACACTTGAAATTACTTGTCCTGAGTTTTGTGCCGAATCTAAAACGATTGAAACCTCAACACCTAAGTCAATAACCTCAGCAGTAAAGATTGAAATATAATCATTCATCATTCGATAGTTTGATAAATAATTGGCAATATTTTGTCTTAAAGTATTTGATACAATATTAGTTAACTTACCTGAAGTATCGTAAGATAATATTTGAATTAAAATTTTATTATCATTTTCCGTTATTGATACCTTAGCAGGAGCTCCGAACTCTGCCGGCATGTTTCTAATCAACGACTCATAATCTTGAACGGTAACCGCTCTTTTTTGAGCTGAAAAGTTAAATGAAACGTAATTTCTAATTTCTTCTAATGAAGGAACACCAGCACCACCAACTGCGGCAGTTACGTTAGTACATCTTAAAGAGTTAACTACTGATGAGTTTGTTGCCTCTGATGGACCATTTACTGAGAATGATACAGTACCAATTTGAGTAATAACACTTGTTCCCAAGTTTGTTGACAATCCACCACCAACTCTATATTGAATGAACAATGTCGAATTAGGTGTTAATGTTGAACCTAATGAAATGTTATTAGAATATCTTTGTAAATCCAAAGTAACCCCAAGTGTTGTAAATTGATTTAATTGGTCTTGAGCGGTATTTGTACCACCACCAAATGTCATCTTTTTAAATCCTTCAGGAGTATATTCTGTTATAAATCTATCTTGTGTTTGAATATATTTACCAACTTTAATACCTGGTTGGTCAGAAACTTTGGTAGGGTCTTCAATAAAAACTCTATCTTCAGCCAACGCATCAACCTCATACCATCTATTCGATAAACCTAAAAATTCTGCGGTTGTTGGAATATTTGTATATTCTGTTCCACTTTTTAATAATACACTTGTAACACCAAGCACATTCTTTTCAGGTAAAAATAATTCAAAGAATGGTTTAACATCATTCGCGCCAATTACTCTTTTAAACACTTTGGTTATACCATTAACAACCATTTCTCGTTTTGTAATTGTATAATTTACAAGAACATTATTAGAATTAAAATTTGGTATTTTTAATCTATTAGGATAACCTTGAGAATTATATGGTGAAGCAAAATCAATATCATAAACATTTTCAAATACAACACCAGCGCCAGTTACTTGTGAACCTCTTAATAATGTTCCAAGATATCTTTCATCTTCCTTATCACCAAAGGCAGGAACCGTAACTGAAAAATCAACTAAAGCAACTGATGGTCTTTGACCCGGTAATTTTAAACCATAAGTTCTTGCAATATTATAAATTGAAGACCTTTGTTGAGCATATTGTAATACAGTTTCCTGAATACTTCTATCAATTTGATAGTTTAAGTTATCTGCAACGGCAGCATTTAAATCAAGGAAAACCGAGAACACCGAAGCATCATTAAAATCCTGAATTAATTCAGGGTAATACGTTTTTACGTAATTTAATAATTCAGTTCTTATTCCTTGGAAATCTCTGGTTGTGTACGATATTTTGTTATTTGCCATTTCTATTAAATATTGATAATCACAAAATCACTCTGAGCAAATGTTGAACCATTTGTAGAATAATCTAATCTTATTTTTGCTGTATATTCTGATGTTCCTTTACCAGGAAATCTATAAACCGAAGATTCACTAGTTCCTGCAGAGTTTTGTCCTGTTGCAATGTCCAATTCTTCTTGTGGGTCTGCGGGTGTTATTGTTAAATTATTTATTAAAAGATTTGGCATAAAATTTTCAACCGCATCTCTAATGTCAGATTCAATAGCATTAAATGTTAAACCATCAAATGGTTCAAATAAAAATTCATACAATCTAGTACCAAAAGTTGGTAAATAATACCTTGAACCTTTTCGAGTTAATAAAAGATGAATCAAATCAGCCTTTATTTCTTGTTGTTGTAATTGGGTTAATTCTAAGTAATCACCCCTTTCAGAATCTCTGAATGGAAAATTAAGACCATATGTTGTACCGTTTGCCATATAACATAAATATACTTAGATTATTTTTTTATTGAAGTGTGAATATTTCTATTACCTTTTGTATGTGTAGGGTCAAAAGGACAATGTCTACAACCTGAACCACAACAAACACCCCTTCTTATATGGTATTCTTCTGTAAAAACCATATTACCAAACTTATCGTAGTAAAAATCAGAAGGGAGAAGTTTATTCGACTTCTCCCTTTTGTTATTATTTAAATCCATATTATGAATTATTTGATTTCACATCCAAGTGCTCCACACGCTATCTCACCACTTAAATCTGTTTCATCGCTCATCTCAACAACATTTTTTAAGTCGATTGAATGTAATTTTTCAAACATTTTTTCAAATTCTTCTTTGGTACAATCGGTAAATGGTGCTTGAGTATACGAACCATTATCGTAAGGTAATACAGATAGTCCATTGTAAAATTCTCTGTTGTTCCACATCCACTCACCAGCTAATTCCCAATCTTCAGGTTTTAAACTAATTGTTGCAGATACGTTATGTGTATTTGAACCAGTTCTGTGTCCAGGTCTAACCCATTCTTGTGTAATTTTTTTAACACGTTCTAATAATTGGAATGGACTTTCAGTTCTTAAGATAGAACCTTCAGGTGCTTTTTGTGGAACTGAGATTACCGCTGTATCATGTGGACGGAAATATTCATCCTCAACTAACTCAGGGTGATTTTCAGATAAGTATTTGTAAATTGCTTCATTCTTTCCAACACGAATACGACGAACGTAATAATCATTATGCCAAGCATGAATACCTGATGATGTTCCTAATGTTAACGATGTCGTTCCCGCAGGTTTAACCGTTGTTGTTCTTGCTGATTTGTTAATTCCAATTAAGGTAGCAATTCTTACATTTTCTTCTTTAACAATCTTAGCAGCTTCTTTCATATTATAACCTAATACAACACCTGAACCAATACCTGTCATAGATACACCAATTAAGGCATCTTTTTCAGTTGTTCTTTTCCAAATATCACGAAGATAATGGAAATTAGTATAACCCGCCTGTAATGTTCCGATGAACGCCGCCGCTTTAACACGACCATTTAAATCTTCTTGTGATTCAATATCAGAAACATTTACCTCACATAAGTTACAGAATTGGTTTGGACGAAGTGCGATTTCACAACAAGGGTTAGTTCCCCAATCTTTATCGTTTGTGAAATAGATACCAGGTTCACCTGCTCCTGATGCTTCAACACGTTTCCATAAATCCATAAAGAATTCTTTTGTAATTTTGTGTCTTAACAACGCTGCTGAGTTATTAGCTCTACCACGTTGTGGATTTTGTTCCCACCAAGAACCTGCCTTACAAGAAATCATTTCTTGGTCATCAGCAGAGAATAACGAAATAAGTGCCGCTCTTCTAATTCCACCTGCAAGTACTGCGTCAGCAATATGACAAACCATATCGTGAACTTCAATTGGAGATAATTTTTCACCATCTTCTTTTGCTTCCAACATACTTTTTAGTTTGTGAAGACAATCTTTCAATGGTTGAGGACCTGGTGCCTTACCACCTGATGTTACAAGTTGAGCACCTTTTGCTCTAATATCAGAGAAATCAAATTCAGGAGTTGATAATTGGTCACCAAAGTATGACTTAAATAATACTTTAATCGCATCTGCCCATCCTTCGATTGAATCACCAATTAAGAATCTTCTTTTTCTATTTGCGTTTGGTTTTCTAATTTCAGGTAATTGTTCTACGTGATGTTTTTGTACTGAATAACCCACACCAGTACCACCTAATAATAAGAACATTGCTTCAGAAAAAGCATCCAAGTGGTCGATTGGTAAATAAGCACAATTATAAATTCTGTTTGGGCTTATTTCAATTGGTTTACCACCAAACTGCATTGACCTCATTGAAGGTAATACTTTTTTATCGTAAACGTATTTGTATGCTTCAACAATTTCCCCGCCTAATTCAGGGTACTTTTTGATGTGCATGTTCATATTACGCGTTACTAATTCTTCCCACGTTTCTCTCCTGTTGTATTCAGGGAGAAATTTTGCGTACTTCATATAGACCGTAAGGTCAGACAATATCTTTTGAGATGCGTCCATAGTTTTAATTTAAATTATTTATTTTATTTTTATTGTTGTTGTTCTCTTAATTTCCTTTTTTCGAGTAATTCCTTTACTCTGTCACGTTTTCTTTCTTCTTGTTGACCTTCGAATCCTAAGAAGGTAACTGAACTATCTGTATCAATTTCTAACAATTCGTTATCAAATTTACAGTTTTCAAACACAACCCCGTCTTTACCAATACGTGATTTGGTAATTGCGATGGTTGCTAGATTCATTTCCTTTTGTTGTAATGTTTTTGCCACGGAAATGATTACGTGTCCTACTTGAGCCTTTTTAATTGACCCACCCATTTGGTCGGTTGTTACAACTTCTGATGAAATTGATGACCTATTACCTTGTGTTGCTGTCCATCCCACCAATGATAACTCGTGACACATTGCTTCAAACCCTCTCATAACTGAACCCTCAGCTTTCCATTCATCTTTTGATGATGATTCTGGAACCACGCAATCAATATAATCCAATAGAATCAAATCCAATTTGTTTCCGTCGGCAATCATTTTTCTTACTTGGTTTTTAATTTGAGACATTGTCATTGAATCCGATGGTAATTTCTTTAACACCAATTCATTTTTCATTGTCTCTTTGATTTGCCCAATTTTTTCCATAACTTCTTCTTTATGTTGAACCAAGTTATCGGGAGCAATTCCAGTCCAAAGGGTAAAATGTTTTCTTTGAACAATCTTCGGGTTGTCCTCAAAGAAAATTTGAAGAACGTTATAACCCAAGTTAAATGCGGTGTTGGCAATCTTAGTTAAGATTGTTGTCTTACCAACTCCAGTTGGAGCAAGGATAACACCAATCTCACCTTTTGCCAAACCACCTTTTAACAATTTATCAATTCCTGGTATTCCCATTGGAATTGGATGTCTATAATCCTCATCCAAAACTGTATCCAAGTTAGAGAAAATATCGGTAATTCCCGTGTCTCTTTCTCCGACTTGTAATGCCTCACGAACGAGTCCTTCAACTTTATCATAAGATTCAAAATCCCCTTCATTAATAATTTTTTGAGCTCTGTCCATCGCCTTTTGAAGTTCCTGTTGTTTACAGAATTTCAAGGCTTTTTCTTGAACAAATAATGTTCCCTCATCGGGAGCATCTTTGATTTGCTTTAATGTGTCCAAGACAATCTTGGCAACAAGTTCTTGAGTTATTTCAGATTTAACAATCTGCTCAAGAGTTTCAAAGTTGGGAGTAGATTCATATTTTTTGTGGTACTCCTTAACCATCTGTAAGATGATTTTAAAGTATTTGTTATCAAAATATGAGCTCTCAATTACGTCCATAATTGTGGTAGAGAACTCTTTGTCTACAATAATTTGGTTTAAAAGTTGTAGTTGAAATGTGTTCCCTAAGTAATCAAAATTCTTATTCATATTGCGTTTTCTCTCCCCTTGTTTTATTAAATATTTACTTACTTACCTTAAAGTCTAAAAATTAAAACTTAATTTTTTGTCTGAAAAAATGTCAGTTAAAGACTTTAAAACGTCTTTGATAATTGGTCGTACGTCAACTGTATAACGAACTTTTGGTGGAAATAATTTTCCGTTAAAAACTCTATGACAAATTGTCTGTTCTCCCAACTTGATGAAAATGTTAAAATCTTCAGGTCCATCTGTGAACGATGTGTCCATAACTGCGGGGTCATTCACAATTGAATCTTGGTAGTCCAACATATAGATTACCGTCTTCATTTTTAAATAATACTCCAACTCATCTTGTAATGATTTAACATACGAATACAACTCACTCGAGTTCTTCGAATTAGGGTTATATCCCCTTACGTTAAAAAATCTTTGAACAACAATGTTGCCATTCAACGTCAATAGAAATTCCATCTTGGTACTTTCTTGCTCTTTCATAATTTTACTTTTGGTTTGTGTTTCTTTTTTCTTTTCTTGTTAGTTTCATAAACGGCTTAAGGAATTCAACCCAAGCCTCATCGTTCTTTGGAAGATATTTGAATAGACCATCGTCCATCATCATTCTCATCAAATTACGATATCCCCTATCTGTGGGGTCAATTGTGTCGGTTAAGATTTGTGATACCAATTCTTTCCCTTCATCTGTGATTAATGGATTGGATAAATCCACAATCTTTAAGTTTGTTTTGTAGTATTGTTCTCCAAATATACCACTTTTTGTCTTACCAGTCAAAATATTTGACAAAGTTTTTGATTTGTTGGTCTCTGATAATACCTGAGCTGAACCCATAATTTCCTCTACATTAAGAGGTTGTTTTGTTATTTCAGGGAAAAACTTAATTAAAGTTTTTTCTCCTAACCCCTCGATTCCATTAATATTGTCCGATTTATCCCCCGTTAAGATTTTACATAATAAAACATTATAGTGAGGGAATTGAACTTTATTAAGGGTAATCATATCCCCCTGTCTAAAGTATTGTTTTGCATTTGGGGAGTAGATGGTCACTCTCTCGGAGATAAGTTGTGTGAGGTCTTTATCTGAGGAAAAAACGATAATATTCTCGTCCTTTGCCATCTGACAATAATAAGCAATAAGGTCATCGGCTTCGTTATTAATTAACTCAACCTGTCTTACAAAAACTTCTTCAAGATATTCCTTAACTCGTGATTTTTGATTTAGATATGATTCGTACTTATACTCATTCATATCTTGTCTTCTATTGGCTTTATATTGGGGATATAAAGCTTTCCTTACTGATGAATTAGAATCACCATCCCAAAACACAATTACCTTATCGTGGTTATGTTCCTCAAGGAATTTGCGAATGGTGTTTATAAAATGATAAACACCACCCACGTGGTCCCCGTCGCTAAATAATTCTTTAACTCCGTGGAATCCTATTTTAAATAAATTATCTCCGTCTACTAATAGTGTATTAATCACAATCGTGATTTAAAAGGTGTAACAATAAAACTAATCTTCTTTTTCTTCTTTCAAGTCAAAATCTAAAGAACTAACTCCAAGAATATCTTTCCAATAGTCAGCATATTCTTTTTTGTATGATTCAATAGATTCTTTTTCTTCAGTACTATCCTTACCCGCCAAAAATCCGTGAGGTGTTACAATAATCTTTCCATCTTCATAACCCAAACCATTGATGTGGTTTTTCATAACAGATACCTTTGTTCTTGAAGCGAACTTAACACTTCGTTTGTCTTTGGTAGCAGTAATCTTTGTTGTTCCCGCTCCCTTTTGATTTCCAAATAAGAATACCAAAGATGAGTTTAACCAAATTGCTTCACCACCTTTTGCTTTAATTTTTGGTTGACCAAAAGGATTATCAGGTAATTCAACCCAAGGTTGATTAACGATAACCAATGTGTTCTCAAATTTTGAATCCGCTTTACGTGAACCTGAAATACGTTGGTTAATACCCATACCAATTTTGTCGGCAAGTGTTGATGCGTTGTGTTGCTTTCCACCTTTACCTTCGAACGTCATCTTACAAGGAACTGAACCAACAGAATCCCATAAGAATAATAAACTATAATCTAATTCACCTTTTTCTTGTGCATCCAATAATGAATTGATATAATCTGTAATTTGTTCGATGTAGTTAAAGTTGTTGTTGAAGATATAAAATCCATCCCAATCAACTTCACCCGTTGTTTCATCAACAACCTCTTCACAATCAAAACCCATAAGTTTTGCGTGTTCAAAAGACCATTTCTGTTCCGTAATAATAAACACAGGTAATATACCTTTTTTCTGAGCATCCACCGCAGTTTTAACCAAAGCAGTTGTTTTTCCCGTATCAGAGTGACCCAAGAACATATTCAAATGTCCAATAGCCGGACCAGGTAATCCAACAGCATCCAAGAAATCAGAACCTAAGTCAAAAAATCTTTGTGGTTTATATTTTGCAGAAGTGGAAAACTTCTTTTTAACTGAACTGAAATCGTTCTTTTTAATTGCCATGTGTGATATAAATTAAATCATGTATGGTACCATACAAGATACCATACATGATGTGTTTTGTTTATTAGAAAGGTAATTCTGTATCAACCTCAGCGTCAGCTTGTGGGTCAACTTCTTCAACTTTTTCTGCCGATTTTTTACCACCGATAGTAGTTGTTTCTTGAGATGAATTTTCATAAACATATCCACCCTTATCTGAATCCCATTTTGGTGTTTCACCACGAGCGATTGCTTCAAGATAATCAACAGGTTTTTTAGAATATACATCCAACCAAGTCATCTCGTCATTAATCCAAGCGTTAGCTTGAACTTTGTCTTCATGAACAGGAGTTGGGTCATCATACATGATTGTAGAAATACTTGTGTATTCTTTACCTGCTGGTGTTTTAGATTTACTTAATTCGATAATAAGGTCACGTCCTTTTTCAGGGTCAGTGATATCACCTTTGTTTCTCCAAATCGGAATGATTTTATCTAAGATACCATCATTCTTGTAGTTGTGTTTAAATCTCCAAAATTTAACACCATCAGCTTCGTTATCACGGTCGATAACTTTAACGATGTAAAACTTACGAGACTTGTATTGTTTTGCTAATTCTTTGTCAGATTCTTTACCCGTAGACATCAACTCTTCGTAAACCTCATTCAAAGGTGAACGTTCGTTGTCATTTTTTCCTGGGTCAAAGAATTTGTTCCATTGTCCACCAACTTGAATTTCGTGGTACCATGCTTCTTTGAATGGTGAAGAACCATCTGGTGTTGGTAGGATACGTATTCTACGTTGTCCTGATTTCTCTTTGTCAGAAAGGATACAAGCGAAATACTTTTTCATTCTTTCGTCTTGTGACATTTTACCTTGGGCTCCGCCCCCACCTTGTTGTGATTTTTCGTACTGTGCCAATACGGCGTCTAATGAACTCATCATATGTATAATTTTTAAATTGTGTTCTATAAATATAAGCCAAGTTTATCACTTTGTCAAATAAAAAAAGGTCTTTATTACAAGACCTTTTAAATTATTTAATACCAATACAATACGAGATTATCTCATATTATTATCAGGATTACTTGACGGTTGGAATGAACCTTTAATATCATTCACATTAATATCCGTTACTTGGTCAGGAGTTAAAACATAATCATTTTTTCCCGTCTTTTCCATATCTTCTTTCTTATCATCAAAGAAATCTGAAAGTTTTTGATTAAATGGATATGAATCATAGGTTCTTAACTCCAATTTTTCTTGAGGAGTTTTTTCTCTATACTTTTCAATCTTGGTTTCAAGGTCGTTAAGTTTGTTCATAATCGCATCCATCTCACCTAATCTTGATTCCAATTTATTTATTTGACCAAATAAATTTTCAAAGTAATCGTCTTGTTTTTTTTCAATATTTTTTTGAGAATCAACCAAATCAGTTACATCAAGTTCTTCACTTCCACTTTCTTCAGTTTCAGTTTTTTCTTCAGTCTCACCTTTTTCGTCAACCTTTTCAACATCAGGGTCATTAGCCACATCGATAACCGCAGGTTCTGCCATTTCAGGTGCCGCAACTTCTCCACCAGGAGCAGGCGGGGGAGCAATTTCACCAGGAGCAGGTGCCATTAAAGCATCTAACTCTGTAGGTTCAGGAGCAGCTTGCTCTGTAATATATCGATTGATACTTCTGTATCTTTCAATTTCGTTTAATATTTTTTTATCTATTGCCATTATTATCCGTTTAATAATTGTTTAACACCTCTTGATGTTTCTACTCTAACTTGTCTATTAGCAGTAGTCATATGACCAGCTCTTTCAATTAAGCCGTCTCTTTCTCTTACAGTATAACAGTCACCAGTATCTAAATCACATACTTGTTTAGTTCCGTCTCCGTTATCTTCTTCAGAATATCTAACTGATTTTCCTAAGTAATTGTCTAATGTTGATTTTAAGCTCATAAAAATCTTTTTAATATAAATATATCGGTTATGTGTTAAATTAT